AGACTCTTCCTTTGTGAGTATAACAAATCCATAATTTTCCATCATACGAACAAAGTAATCGAAATTTACCAAATATTCGGCAAAGGTTTTATTAATAGATTCTTGATATACATTGATAGTATATCCAATACTCATTTCGTTGTCTGGAAAACTGGTTTCATCATATAATTTAGTAATTTCAAACATTTTACGGTCGTTTCTCATAATAGAGATGCTCTCGTTTTTATTTTTTTGTCGTAATTTGTCAAATACAACTTTTCCGTCATAACATGTGCCGACAAAATAACCACCCACTTTAGTGCATTCAGTTAAATTTCTCAAAAACGAATGAAATACTGTATTATTTTCAAAGAAGTAATGTAATGCAAATTGACAAGAACTTACATTAAAACCATCATGACCTACACCATAGTTTTTGTATACCCCTTCTTTGAGTTCTTTACGATCTTTTGCACCATTTCCAAATAGTGCCCGTGCAATCGTTTTTTCTTTTTCGGTCATAAACGCTTTACCGGTGCGAATATTTACACCACTATTTCCTTGAAGAAATATGGCGGATGGTATTTCGTCGCGATTATTTTTTTCAAATGATTTTAAATAACGAACACAAGCTCCATCGATTGTATTTTGTATATTGTCTCGTGAAATATCAATACCGAATACAAATGATAAATGTGCACGTATCCATTTGGGTAGATCACCTGCTTTGCCAACAGCAAAATCGATTAATGTATCGTTGCGTTTCGATGCACCTAAAATCAATTTGCGTTTAACATACAAATTATGAAAATCGCGTAAAGATTTTGTAGTAGTATCTTTCGATGCTCTATTATAATATACATCATCGTCGGTTACTTCTTCGGGTATTCCTTCGCCACTAATAATCATATCTTCAGTAACAGGATGGTGTATAGAATGCCAGTTACTATTAGCGACATGGTATGCATTACCATAATTTTTTAGTCCTGCTCTTAATTCAGCAGTTTTATCATATCTCATACGTAATGGTATCCATTTCCATGCGCCTTCCAAATTAATATCATATTTAAATTCGACAATATTATCTTCCTCAAAATATTCACCCTCTTCCGTTTTCATAAATAGATCACCATTTCCATCTTTATGTAATAAAACGTTACAATAACATGCGGCAGGATCGTATGGATTTGTGGGTTGAAATGGAACGGGTTTATATCGTTCTTCATTATTATAATCCTTATTGGGCAAATTATTATTGATGACGTCTTCAAATGGATTAATATATCTGTGATTATTGACATCGAAACCACATCTTAAAACCAACGTCTTATATTGAATAACATTCTGGTTTGCTCCCACATTTTTTCCTTCTTGAAATATATTATGTATCTCATCCTTTCCATTTTGATCTTTTTTTATACTCACCAGAAAATCAATTGTATTAAATTCGGAAGGTTTCCATTTGAATGATTGTTCCCATGTGCTCTTTGAAAGAGGACCAGCTTTACCAACGACATTGCTTCCTACCCCCGTGTTACATGGTGTAAATATTAGACCATCTGTGTTATATTCAAATAATCCCTGTTTAATATTGGACATTATAGCAGAACATGCTTCAAATATAGTTTTGTTTTTACTAGTATTGTAAAATTCCTTGTATTTGATATGAAAATCACATGGATGGTTTTTATCTTTTTCTTTATCCTTTCCTGTATCCAATATAGATTTTGGATTCAATAAACCAATTGCTTGTTTTAATAAATTTAAACGAAATAGATTTTGTGGTTTTGCATCTTCATCATTTTCAACATCATCGCAACGAATGAATGCTAATTCACGAACACTTTTTTTATGAACATAATAAATATCAAATGCTGCATATAAATTAATAAATTCACCGCGTTTATCATATAAAATATGTTCGCCGTCGATTAAACTATCATACAACGATTTTTCAGTAGTATATGTCCCCGTAAATATAACGTTCATGTTTGTATCAATCATATATATTCTACCGTTTTCGCCAATATATAACATTTTACGTTCACCATCGGCTTTATCGGTAACCGTATAGTTTTCTAATATTTTCGGAACTGCGGATTTGTCCTTTGTTATATTTTCAATTTGAAGAGTATAAGATGATGGACCAATAAAATCTTTAGTAGTAACGCGTCGTTCTTCATATGTTTCACCATGAATTAATCTCATATATGATTGTATTATACGATCGCGTTCACTATATGCAATTGGATAGTTTGTTCCCTGTAATGCACTTAATATTATACGAATACATTTTCGAATAGCATCGAGTAATTTCGATGTCGTGTCAAAATTTGTGCCGAGTCCGACCTTTGTATTATCAATTTCGAGTTCTACTTCATATGATTCAATACCGTCAAAAACACCAGCTTCTTGTATAGTATATTGTGGTATAGGAACCTTACCACTTTTACGGGAACCTTTTATAATACTAATATCCGCAAATACTGGATATTGTGGATGCGAAAATCGAACACGATTTATGTGGCGAAATAGTTTTTTAGAGTCAGACCATTTGCTTATTATATTTTTTGCGATATTTGACTCCGTGCTATAATCTTGCTCCATCTGATAGGATGCGCGAAAATTGAAATCCAGAAAATCTACCGCTCGAACAGGTTTATCTTTCAAAATTGGAGGAGATTTTTGTGTAAATTTGATTTTATTTCCACGTGCAGATACAGTTGATGGCATATCCAATAATTTTTGAATACTATTGGTTTTACAATATTCTTGTATCAAATCAACGCCTACAATTTCAGCACGAATATTCGAGACTTTGGTAGTTTCTTTTCGAATGTCGTAATATTCATTTTGAATACGTAATAAATGTAAACCTTTTACATCATTCGTATCAAAGCCCGTAGAATATAATTTTTTGACGACATTTTCATAATCAATCTTTGAAATTGGTCGACTACTTCTCGTGTTTGTGCCAAATCTTATTTCCAATTCACTGGTTTTTCTATTTTGCATGAGTAATGGATTACTTGCTAAATAAAGTTCAACCATATGCTCAAAATCTGCTTTACTATCTTTTATGGTAGGATTCGGCACATTATTTTCTGGCGATTTATTATTTTCCATCGTTGTGTTCATTATATAGTATTTTCATATATTATTTCTATTACATTATTTCAATTTTATGAATATTTCCGTTATACATTCGATTACATGGTAATCCATTATTTTATGGTAGTGACTTTCAAGTGATTCCATATTTTCTCGTATAATTCGGGTTTTTTTAAATTATCTACATTAATATTGCATTTTGATGCGATTTCTAATAAATCAGACACTTTATAGGCTGAAACAGCTTTTAATGGTTTATCAACATCTTCTAAACATATTCCGCTCATTATTTCATTTATTTTTTCTATAGCAATAAAATTATTATGAATACCATAATGTCCGTCTATATTTACGATAACAACGATTGGTAATTTATCGGAATGTTCACTTGATTCGGAAAAATACAAATGGGATTTATTTTCTTCGAAATAAACAATAATTGGACGTTTATAATATACACTAAAGACTTGTAATATATTTACTGACATTTTTGCGGCGGACATTAATTCAGACATCCATTCTTGCATCATTATTTTTGAAGTTTTTTTACTAACTTCTTTCATTTTAGTATAGCCGGTTTTTAGAAAATCCATTATTTTTTGTTTTTCTTCTAATTCTACATTTCCATATTTATTTTCAATAGACATATATTGCTCATATCCATATATATCAATATAAATCGCCCAAAAAAGCGGATTTTTTTTTCTAGAATAATAAATATTTTCTTTGGGCAATATATCGACTGGTCGAGATGTGTCAATATTACTTGATCCACCAGTTTGTATTTCTTCGGTCACCGAAGAATCCAAAATTTGTTTTTTACGTTCATTTGTCAAAAAATAGGATTGTAATTCTTTGCATTTTAAATCATCATCAAATTTGTTATAATTATAAAAAATTTGATGTAAAAAGGTGGACATATTTGTTTTGTAGCTACTATTATTAAGATGATGTCTTTAATATATTTTATAAAATCATTTATGGAGGGAGGGCAATCAATTACATGACTCTGTAAAAAATATGTTTTTAAATTCTTCTTTTTGATTTTCTAAAAAACCTAATGCCGATTCTTGATCCTGAATATAATTTAAATATTTTTCAATTTCATCAATGGTTTCTTGTGGTAAAAAAGATAAATTTACATATACACCGCTCTTGTTTTCATTTAATTTTACATTACTATTCATTTTGAGTATTTTTAATATTTCAATATGATGGGATTTTGACATTTTTTCAATTTTATTTTTCATAAATTCTAAATTCATTACAACCAATAATATATCTAATATGATGTATATCTATATATCATTTTTAAATATAATTTATTCAAAATCGGTAATATCATATTCGTCCAATACGGATAATTTTGTTAATCCACCCTTACGAATTGGTTGCAATGTATCCTCTCTATTTTGAACTAATTTGCCAATGACACAAATAAATGGATCATTTAATTCATATCGAATGCCTATTACACGTGTAATAATTTTCATATTCTCTTTAATAGTTCCGAAATATGAATCGTTGTAATTATGATCGCGTGCAACGAATACAGTAACTGGAATCACATCTTCGTCGGTTTTAACGACTGCATGAATTCCGGCTTTAGTAACTGTTTTTACATCACATTCGATCAACATACCTTCGACAGGATGACATATATTGCATTCAAATACTACTTGAAATTCGACATTTGCCGAGTTAATTAATCCACTTGAGTAACTTTTCACTGAAACCGAGTTTGGACGGATAAATCCTTGTTCAATACATTTTCCTTCAATTTTTGCCTGTATTTTTTTTTCCAAATTCTGTTTTGTATTTTTACCAATTTCATTAATGGATAGTATTACTTTTTGGGTTAAAAGCGATTTAATATATACACCGTATATTTTGGATTTCTCATTGTTTACCCGTTTTTTAAATTCTTGTGCCATTGTTAATAATATAATAAATAGATTTTATATTATTTTATTATTGTCTAATATAATTCAATTTTTCGTCTACAGAATTGTTAATAATTGAGTATAGCTATGCAAAATAGATTTTTCGAATTCATCTAATAGTTGTTTTTTATTTAAATGGGCTACAATTTTATTCATAGCGTCTTTTGCTAAATCGCTCCTACCTCTGTATATAGCCTGCGTTACAAATGAATTCGTAATCATAGGTAAATCTTCATTCGGTTCATGATAGTTCGTAAAGATAGATTTATAATCGCCGTAGTATATGTAAAATATTTCAGGATATCTATCAAAACAATATATCATTGCAGTTTCATCCGTGTGACCATAACCTTTGTATAACATTTCATTAAAAATCGCAAACATCGAATTATAGTATCTATCTACATATTCACGCTCAACTGTATATGCAGTAGATGCTATACCACATGGACCATCAAATTGCATGAATTCTTTCATGTTTTCCATTTTCTCATGGGGATGGTAATAAATATAACATGCAGAGAGTTTTGGATTTGGATTATCTAACATTTTTGGTGCATATTCATCTATTTTTCTAACAATATGACTACAACCTAGATCTATCCATGCATAATGCGTTGTATTAAAATCATTACGTTGTTTGGCAATCTGTAAAGCAAGTGGTTTAAACATTCCCATTAAAAAATAAGATACTGTATTACGATTATTTGGATCTTTATATCCACAACTTCGATCTCGATTATCCTTGATTATATTCCAGTTATGAATATAATAATCGTATTCTGTCAAATTTTTAATTATATAAACAGTAGGAATAGTTGTCTCGTCTACGTGTTCATTTCGAATTTGTCTCATAATGTCAACCGATTCTTCATCGCAAAAAATCACCATTGGATATTGTAATTTCAATGTGTTTACACCATTTTTTATATAAAAATCAATCGGTCTTGTTAAATTAGATGCATCTTTGAATTTCTTCAAATTAAAAAACATGGTTACCACCGTAGTTTTAAACATTTTTGTAATTTATATTATTTATTATTGATATTTTTATATAGTTATTTTTTGTAAATATTAGTATCTTACATATTTTAGATTTTTTAATATATTTTTTATATATTGTTTTGAATCTTTTAACATAATATCATTATAACCTACGATTTCTCTACAGTTTCGAGAATTTTGTTTGAATACAAAGAAATCTACATAATCTAAATCACTCATATTATATAACATATAATTGATTTTACAATTTGGCTCTAATATAGATTCAATAAAATCAAATACCTTTGTTTTCGATTTACAATAGAATTTGTATTGAACTGCGTTTATGTGATTACGTAATCCAGTAATATAATATTCTTGTTCATATTTATCAAATATTACAAAACACCGCATATCTATTTCATTGTTCATTTTTTCTTCAATATAAAGAACTAATTGATCTTGTGGAATGTATTCGTCGTATTCGGTCATATTTGTATAATGTATTATATTCATTATTTTTATATAGATTGTAAAATTATATATTCAATTTTTTGGTAAAAGCAATATAGACATTATTGCAAATATATAGTAAAATGGAAAAAAAAAAATATATTAAAAAAATAGAAAATATATTAGACGAAGAATTATTTGTAAAATGTCAAGAATATGCAAAATCTAAATTGCACGATGGAACTACATCATTTACGACAAATCATTTTTGGGAAGAAGGTGTTCGAAAAGATAGCAATATAGTATTAGTTCATCGTGTAGGAAATGGTGAAATATTTGAAAAAATAAGAGATATTATACAAAATAAATTAGGCTATTCACCAAAATCTATTATGTTTTATTATTGGATGCAAGGGAGTCATATACCATGGCACAATGATAAGGATCATAATGCCGGTATTACAATATATTTGAACGAATATTGGAATAAAGATCACGGAGGATTATTTTTATTTGATCACGATAATGAAATAAAAGGGATTTATCCAAAACGAAATATGGCTGTAGAACAGTGTGGTAATGTATATCATTCGGTATGTCCAACGACTAGCACGAGTGATATTCGGTATACGATTCAAATATTTACATAATGGCGATTTCATATACATTTTATCATGTATATGAAAATTTTGCAAGATATATTTATTAAATTGAATATTTTACAATTTCAGTAATAGCCGTTTGTTCAGGTGTTAAAAAATACGTTTTGTTTGTGCTGAAAATACCGAGTCCTTTATTTTCTGTTTTTTGTCTCATTAACATCTCTAATATTGCACATAGTCCAAGTTGAGTTATATTTTCGGTGTTGTCGTCGGTATATTTTGTTTCTCCCAATATAATGTTTAAAAATTTTACAATTTTCTCTTTTCCCGCATCATCTATTCTGGCTCCGGTATTATTTCTCTTTTGTGATAAATCTTTTACTTTAAAAACCATTTCTTTTTGGTTAGATTTTTTCGAAGTAAATAAATTCACAAATCCAACGATAGGATGGATCGATTTTTTTGGAACATCAAATCGAACAATGTCTTTTACAAATAATTCATAATCTTCCCTTCCTGCCTCTTCCCATTCTCTCGTTTCATCATTCTTTACATATATTTTTAACGTATCGTCTTTCATAATAATCATTCCAATATAATTACCAGATTGAACAATTCTCTTATCTAGATAGGATTTAATTAACTCTTGATTTATGCCAACGGGAGATACATTATTTGTATAAAAATGTTTTATTAATATCATTTTATCCTGAAACAATAACATATCTATAATATGATCTATCATATAATCACGAATATTATCTTGAGAGAATCCATATTGATTCTTTAATTCGTTTACAATTAGTCCGGCATGTCTATACCAATTTTTTTCACCTTTTGATAATTTTTTTGTAGTAAACACATCATTTAAAGAGGTTTCTATTTCGCCCATTAGTTTTTCAAATGTTTTTACATCTGTGCCGTTGATTTCTATTGTAGGTTCGCCTTTTTCTATTGTGGGTTTTTCTTTCTCTATTGGTTGTGCATCCGTAGAATATTCCAAAAATATAGATTTACGTTTATAATCAACAGGCACACTGCGTTCATATATGGAGGCGCTTTCGTCTGTAATTTCAATAGGTTGGAATATATAATACAAATCTTTGTTTATTAAATTACCTAATCTACCATATTTGTCAATTAAATATTCATTTTTATTTTCAATTAAATATGTGAGTGCGCTAAAAATTTGCTCAATTGGATACTCCTTTATAATATTAATAGAATTTATGAGTTGTTTTCGTGTGTAAATATTATGCTCTCTAAATAATTGTAAAATTCTGGCAATAATACGGGGTCGGTTCATTTGAACAAATGAATCATTATATGTATGTTTTACCACGTCTCCATCTGCAATAACCGCACTTGGAGAGCATGTATATGAACAATTCTCCATGTAATCACAAATGTCCGTAAATGGTTTATCACCTATTATAAAATCAATTGTTTTGTGACTAGATAGATCCAGTTGTATAGTTTGATTCTCTACCAACTCTGCTATTTTTTCTGCAGTAAAATTATTTTGACCAATATTCAATATACAATCCACTGATATTTCTTTCAGTAGTCGCGTTATTCTGCCAATTTGTAGAGCTTTTTTCTCGGCAAAACGATATACATATAAATCTGCAGCTTCTTCGTCATTTTCTAATAATGTAGCGTGTAAATATATTTCAACATTACGTTGTTCAAATGGTAGATTACAGTGACTTAAATTACGAACGCCTCTTCCAATAATTTGTTCTATACGATTCATGTTATACCATGGTTCTAAAATATGTATTTGTCGAATACATTTGAAATCTAATCCTTCGGCTCCCGCCTTTGATATTAAAATTACCTTCACTTGTTCACCATTCGAATTGTTTGGATTTGTAACGTGTTTTATATCGGCTGCATTGTTGGGTGAAAAAGCTTTATCTCCCGTGATCATTACATATTTTGCTGGATGAAAGTTAGATGTGTCTCCAATAAATTCACTTTTAGATTTCATAGTGATTGCGTCTATTTCTTCTTGGCGAGGTGATTTGAATAAATTTTTAGTATATTGAGAGGTTCCAAATCGAGAGAACCCCATTTCTTCTAATGCTAACGCAATGGGAACTACACCTCCATCAATATATTGTGAATATACGATAACTATACCTTTTGAATTACGAATTGTTTCACATATTTGGGAGATTTTTGCACTATATAAATGTAAATGTTCTTTGTTGAAAATAGGACCATATTTCTTTAGAATTGCCGGTTTATATTCAAAATTATATCGAACTTTATTTAGTTGTTGTTTTTCTTCGGTTGAATTCATTATTTTTGCCAATCCATTTTTACCAACCATATCAATAATAATATCCCTTCCATTTTCAAAAAGATCCGTTTCATTTTCTATTTTGAGAGAATCAATATATTTATTTGGATACACGATATTTAATGCTTCTAATGGAAGTTGCAATAATGTATAACCAAAAGATTCCATATTGTCAAAACTAGGCATTTCTATTGTTTTGCCTTGTTTAGTGTATACATCAAACGATTTTTGTTTCATATAATTCAACATAAACCTATATGCCTTTCCTTGATATTGACCTATTTTATTGGTATATACATTAATATATTTCATTGGTTGTTTAATTTCCGCGTCGTTCATTTGTCTTGTCGGATATGAATTTTCTAAAAATGTATGATGTTTGGCAAAATCAGTAGGATAAATACGGAAAGGGAATGTATATGGTGTTTCGCCTCTTACATAGGATACATATCCGGTTAATTTACGTGCTAATAGTTCTCTACCACCTTCAATTACTTTACCATCAGGAGTGGAGGTTTGTGGTAAGAAATTGCCTTCTTTATCAAATACATCAGAATATTCAATTGTGGCTCGTTTATCATTTAAATTCATTAGATTTGTTAACCATATAATTTCTTTAAAAGAATTAAACATAGGCGTGGCAGATAATAGCAATAATCTCATGTTTTCGGCATGTTTTGCGATCTTCATTAAAGAAACTCCGACTTGTTTATCTTCACTACTATTATGAACTTCGTCAATAATGATTAGACGATTGTTGAATATTTTTTTTATCTTGCGTATTTCTATTTTTCGAATATCTTCGCTGGATAAACCATCGGCATTTTCATTTTTTAGTGAATTTGAAATGTAGTTTGCGAGTTGTCCATATCCCATAAAAAGATAATAAGTATCGATAATTCGTTTTATTTGACTTACTACTTTATCCCGTGTTAATCCTTTCATCTGTGTAGGATTTACTTCATTAATTAAAGAATTTCCTATACACGATTCTATATTCCATAGGCCGGTATCTACCGACGAATTACGTATTAATTCTAATTTTCGTTCATCAAATAATTGCAATCGGAAATTGGATTGGACGTTTGGAGAAGCAACCACGATGATACGTTGTTTTATACCTACCTGTTTCATGTAAGATCTCATCTCTTCTGCAATACCAATTGCACTGCAGGTTTTGCCGCTACCTAATGCGTTGTATAATAATAAACTATTATAGGGGGTTTGAAACGATAGAAAATTTTTTACGAAAAGTTGGTGAGGCATCAATTCGAATTTTGCATTACATAATATGTCAGCTTGTTTTTTAAAATCATATATAGTTCCGTCATATTTTGTATCGTTAAATTCTTTACGTTTTGCAATTTTAATATTGAAATTAGGGTCATTCAATTCCGGATATAAAAAATCATAATCATTATTTTTTGCATTATAATCATATTCTAATTTTTCTTTTTTTAGTAAATAAGTATTTGACGATTTGTTGAGATTTCCAATATTACTATCAATGTTTACCACTGTATCTTCGTATGTAGGTTGAACGATTTCTTCTACTGCTGGTTCATTGATTGGTGGAGGTGGTGGTTGTGGTATTTCTTCTTTTGATGTAATGTCTAGTTCAGGTAGAATGGTCGCAGCTTGTTTATTTTTTTTAGTAACCCGTTGGACTGTATTTTTTATAGGTTCACATAATCCTGTTTTTGGGTTTTTTCTGGTGCCATTTGGGCATCTTTTTTCTTTTTTTGAAACCATAGGTTCATTCTCTACTTTTTCAATAGGTAATACTTCAACATTTTCTTCCTGATTAGGTAATACTTCAACATTTTCTTCCTGATTAGGTAATACTTCAACATTTTCTTCTTGATTAGGTAATACTTCAACATTTTCTTCCTGATTAGGTAATACTTCAACATTTTCTTCCTGATTAGGTAATACTGCAACACTTTCTTCGGTATCAGGTGATGTAGAATCACTTTCATCATTTTGAAGACCCCCTTTCTGAAATCTTCCTCTCGATTTTGATTTGGTTACGTTTTTCTTATATTTTCTTTTTTTAACCGTAGATCCTAAATACATAAATATATACTCTTTAAAATATGAGTATATATTTATACGAAATTTTTAACCATATTTCAACAACTATATTTTTTGTATTTTTTTAATGAATTGTCTATATTCGTAATTAATCGTATTTTTTCTAAATTATAATAACGTATAGAAGATATACATTCTTCGTATGTTTTCCAAGACATTTTACTCACTTCATCTTCTTGATAATTCGTTTGAACTGTAGTATCCTCATATTTCATATACATTAAATAATATTTATGTTTATAAGACTTATAGTTTGATCCGGTAAATATTTCTTCAAATGGAAGAATATTTTGAACATTTCTTAATTTCTTAATGGAATATCCGGTTTCTTCTGAAAATTCTCTTAAAGCGCATTCATAATCGGTTTCTTGAAAATTACGTCGTCCTTTTGGGAATCCCCATTCCGGCTCTTTCCATATAGTAAAATCACTACTTTCGTCCAATAAATCAGATAAAGTATAAAAATCATTTTTATTCAAAACACCATCACACAATTGTTGAAATTTTTCTTTAGAAACAATTTCTTCACTCTTATATTGATTTGAAATCGAAATTCCTCCCCATAAATTTTTCCACAATGTATCAAAATCATTATTCCTTAACATTAACTTTTCATCTTCTGTCATTTGTTTTAGCATGTTCATTATATAATCCTTATTATAGACAGAATATTTACCTCTCATAAAATCAATATATCCTAAAGTATCTTTTCTACGGATCATTAGATATTCAGTCACGCCATTGTTTATTCTAAAGACAATAATACCAAAGCTTGCAATCGGTGTTTTACATTGATGATATAAATGTCCATATTTGCCACAATTATTACAATAATTTTCACTATTATCAGTCATTCGGGTTTTCTCTATGAATATATTCCTATGTGTTTATATAGTTAGCTTTTTATGTTATTTGATCCAACTATTTGGGGACCACACTATTGGTTTGTATTACATACGATTGCACATTCTTATCCATTAACGCCAAATTCAGTTACAAAGCGAAAATATTATGATTTTATTCAAAACCTCCCATTATTTATACCGAATGAAGAGATTGGAAACAAATTTAGTCAATTATTAGATAAATATCCAGTATCTCCCTACTTGGACAATAGAGATTCATTTATTCGATGGATGTTTTTTATACATAATAAGGTAAATGCGATACTTGGTAAGGAACAATTATTATACGAGGAAGCATATAACAAATATTACGCAGAATATAAACCGAAACAACAATCTTTAGCTGAAAAATTCCATATAAATAAACAGTATATTCATTACGGATTTTTATTAATATTCGTGTTTTTGATATACCTGTATTATGATGGATAAATTCTATTTATAGTATATATTTTATATTGAAATGAGAATTGAAATCATGATATTCATAGTCGCAGGATTCATTATGGCAAACATATACACCGACGGTAAATATTTAAAAATGGCAATGGGTTGGAAAAAATATTATCAAATGATTGGTGTTGCATTCGGAGCATTTGTATTATATATTTTAATAAAGAAAAATCCTCTTTATGCAAAAAATATTTTAATGACATCGAATGAATATTTGAAATATTTACCAGTTGATCGAAATACTTCCAATTTTATATCGCCGATATTAGATTTTACTGCAAAACAAAATTACGGTAATGGAAACGATAATTATAATTATCCAATTATGCAAATGAATCAACCAAATATGCATCAACAAAACCGTGTAATGAATTCGGGAGGTAAATCGTCAAAACGTTCTGTAAGTGAAACAAAGAAAAAATTTGTAGCGGCCAGACAAAATTGGCGATGTGGTAAATGCACCAAACAATTACCGGCATGGTTTGAAGTTGATCATAAAATACGATTGGAACATGGAGGAAGTAATCATGTAGACAATTTAGAAGCTTTATGTCGAGATTGTCATGGTGAAAAAACGGCTATAGAAAATTTATAATATTAGTTGCGTGATTATTATTCTTTAGTATATATATATTAAAGAATAATACAAAATGGTAGACTATAAAAAAAATACAACAATCGCGGTCGCTATCGTAGTACCCATTCTTGCTATTATAATCATGTTATTATCTTCAAATGTTGGCAATGGTATTCTTGTGACATTAATTAACCAGTTGATTTGGTTATTTGATTCACCTTATAAATTTTTAATAACAAGTATTTGTATTCTTCTTATATTAATACCCACGTTAACAAAAACCGGAGATATACATTTACCGTTAAATAAAACGCTTTATATTGGAATACCTATTGGTATTTTTCTACTTTTTTCGCTATTGTCAAAATATATTCATCAATACATTGGCTCACCGATGGAAACCTATTTTATTAAATTACCCTATATTATTGCATTGATTGCAATATGTATCCTTACTGTAGTTATACCATTTTTAATAAAATATGGAGAAATAAATTTACCGTTAAAAAAAACATTAGGAGTCACATTACCTATTTCATTATTTTTAATAATATCGTTGCTTCTTGTAGTTACAAATGCTGAACCCACGTCAGTATCAGATGTCGCCAAGAATATATCGGAAGCTGTAAATATAAGTCAAGTAATAAAGGATTGTTATCAATATATTGGAATGTTTATTTTTATAGTTTTTCTTTCATTCGTCATTCATTTTGCACAGAACGATCCCGGAGCACTTACTACAAATGCCTATAAATATGCATTCCTTATTTTTGTTCCTTTGTTATTGTTATTTGGATACTATTTACAAGAAAATTACACAATGGGAATGATGGGATTATTAGTAATGTCTATTATAGCACTCATTGGATCGTATATATACATTACAACCAATAAAACATCTATGACGATGGCTAATATTTTTACAAAATATTTATTAATTCCTTTGATTGTCATGGTAGGATTAGCAATTGTGTATAAGAGTGTCATGGAATATACATCAAAATTGACTGGTTGGAATAAATTTATCGCAGAATTAATATTTTATATTCCTTGTATGTTGATCGATTTATTTGAATATTTCAAGCAACAATATAAGATAACACCAAACATAGTATTCATACTATTTGTCTTCGAAATATTATTGATATTATTGTATGTAACTATACCAAAATTAATAAAAAATAAATTCAAATCAGGAGGGACAACATTATTAGACAATCCAGTATTCTTAAATAAAGAAAAGGTGATAGGAACAAGTAAAGTAGCAATGACCACAAACAAGGAATTTGTAAGATTTTCTACAGATTCTACAAAATATCGGACAAATTATGCAATATCTTTATGGGCAAATATCAATACACAATCAACCTCAAATGCGGCATATGCAAAAGAAACGACTATATTTGAATATGGATCAACCGATCCTACTGGAAATGTTTTTATAAAACCAAGAATTGCATATAAGATGGACGATTCCGGAGATAAGTTTTATATTTATTTTTCAAAATTAGATGATAGTTCAAAAATGGAAATTTCTTTGCCTACTCAAAAATGGAATCACTTTGTATTCAATTATTATAATTCAAAGGCCGATTTATTTATAAATGGTAAATTGGAGAGAACATTTGATATGACTGGAAAAATGCCACAATATTCAGTGAATGATGTATTTAAAGTGGGAAGTGAAAATGGTTTAGATGGGGCCATATGTAGTGTCGATTATTTTTCAGCGCCTTTAAAAAACACCGATATAGCCAATATATATAATTTATTGATGATGAAAAATCCGCCAATATGAATATTATAGTTTTTGTAAAATAAAATATACAAATAAAATATACAAAATAATATGAGTCCAGTTGCAATTATTTTAGGAATAGTTATTATTTTATTGATTTATGTATTATATAAATATTTTAGCAAAAGTAGTAGTTCACTCGGTGCATTAATAGATCTTTCAACAACATCTTCAACTGTGCCATTAATTACGAAAGACAAAGTCGTCAATTCAACTTCTGCAAGATTTTCATACGGTATATGGGTATATATTAACACATGGGATACGACCCAGACGAAGAATATTTTTTACAGACAAAATTCGACTACCACGTCAAAATATGACATACGATTGTATTTAGATAAAACGTCACCTACATTATCATGTGATTTTTATACTCAACAAACGAATTCATCTGGAACGTCAGCCCCCGCTACAGAAACGGTCGCCATTACAACAAATTTCCCAATTCAAAAATGGGTATATATTATTGTAAGTGTTGATGGAAAATTAGTGGATACCTATGTAGATGGTAAATTAATTACATCCCAAGAATTAACAGCATTACCATATGTATCGGACACTGATATTTATGTTGGAACTTTTAAAGCTTATGCCGCACAATTCCAACGCTGGACAAGTCCAATGGACCCACAAACGGCATGGAAAAATTACATGTCTGGAAATGGAGGATCTGCATTGACAAAAATGTTTAGCTCATATGGAATTGATATTACTTTCAAAAAAGACGATGTTGAACAAAATAAATTTAAGTTATTGTAAATTTATGTAAAATAATTTAGCTATAGTTATATATACTTATTATTTATAACTATCATGAGTGATAATCAACCATCTACTATACAAAGTATAAAAGACCAATTTGAAAAATTACCAGAAACCTTTAATCCCGCAAATATTAAAGAAAGTGTATCAAGTGGTGTAACAAATCTAACCGACACTATTTCTACTGCAAAAGAAAGTGTATCTAATTCTTTAGGACAATTTTCATCTGAAAATGCAGTAAATGCCGGAAATGAATTTCTTCAATCAAATACCATTATTGCAAAGTTCGCATTTATCATATTAGTTCTTATTGGATTCATGTTTTTATTAAATCTGGGCGTAACTCTAATTGGCTATTTTACACAACCAACCAACAGCCCATATATCGTGCAAGGAACCATCAATGGAACGGATGCAGGAAGTATATCACAAGATCCTAGAAATAGTGATTCTATAATGGTAAAACGTTCCGAAAACCAATCAAAGGGATTAGAATTTACATGGTCAGTATGGTTATATATTAAGGAACTTCCAACGACTACGACCGAGTATAAACATATATTTAATAAAGGTGATAAAAGCAGTATGAACACAAACAATGTGTATTTGAATAATGGGCCTGGAATGTATTTATTAAAAGATTCTGACGATACAAAAAATGGAATTGTAAGAGTTTACATGGATACTGTAACCGCGTCGAATTCTTCTTCGGAAAGTCGTGATAAAAATACATATGTAGATATTAAAAATATTCCTTTAAAAAAATGGTTTAATGTAATCATTCGTGTTGAAAATAAAATATTGGATGTCTATGTCAACGGAACAATATCGAATCGTTTGATATTTAATAATGTTCCAAAACAAAATTATTATGATATTAATGTATGTCAAAATGGCGGGTTTTCGGGAAGTTTATCTAATTTAAGATATTTTAATTATGCTCTTACTATTTTTGATATAAACACCCTCGTTTTAGGAGGACCTAATTTAAAACCAGGTCAAATCGCAAGTAATATTAACAATATCACCGATACTACCTTTTCATATTTATCGAGTATGTGGTATACACCAAATCGAAATCCTACTTCGTAAACTTTAATAGTAAAAGTAACCAGTTCCGTTAGTAATACTCGTGGTATTACCACTACGATACCACGAAAAAATAATATTATCACTGCCAGTATTTTCACCGTATATAATACGAATAGGATAATACACGTCAGCAGTCAAGCTTTTTGTTCCTGTTTTAGTAGTAATTGCATGACTTCCTCCATTATTTATAATTGTGTTTGTAGTGCTATAGGTAGTTTCACCTATCCATAAATATGAAGCATCGTCAGATGCAAGACTAAACGTATAAGTATCGCTAACGGTTACTTTAAAATATCCTGTCCAAACGATTGTAAGTGTAGTTCCACCATTCACCGCAATATTATTGTTTGTCCCAGTCAATATACTAGATATTTGTGTTATAGTTCCAGTATATAAAATACTGCTGCTGGTATATGATACATCGTCGTTGAAATATCCATCGTATACAATAAAGTTTAATCCACTCGTATACGTTTTAGTAGTTTTTTTACTAGATACACCTAAACCAGATGCACCAGAAAAAGAATTTAGTGAACTAAATGCCATAAAAAATAATTGATATATTATAAAAATAATATATTAATTTTACAAAACAAATCTATATAGAATATCTATATGACAGATAATTATTCAGATTGTAGTGCAAATTATAAAGTATATCTGCAACGTCAAAAAATGCAATTGCTAAATATTCCGCCAACACGATTTACGCCTACATCACCATACCCTATGTATACTCGATTTCAATTAGATATGCGCAGAAAAGCAGAGATCCTCAAATATAGTGCCGCAAAAACCAATACAAAAACCAACAATTTTACAAAATCAGAAAAATGGGCTCAATTAGTAAGTGGTAATTTTCAAAGGCGAACATATAGTCAAAATGATATAATAAATGCTACGAATAATTTACTCGATTGTTCATCCAATGAAACTATATTAACGCCTACATCTGCATCTGGTGTTCCGGGTCCAATTATGTATTTGTATAATGATCCTACAGTTCCATTGTATAATTACGTAGTAAATCGATCCTATTCTATTTTAGATGATAATAATACCCAATCATGGAATATTAATCCATATAATGATATTTCATGTGAAAATGGCGATCAAACATTAGTCAGTTTATTGGGTATACGAAAATACATACAAAATGATTACACCATTTTCAATTTGACGACGTCAGTTGGAATATATGTGGTAGGTTCCGTCGATACGGAAGGTAATTCAAGCAGTGTAACTCTTTCAATATCAAATATTGGTTGTGCGATCTATTATAATGATACAGTGGCAGCAACCCCTACCGTTACGACATCCGGATTGAATACGTTGACCATAGATTTAAGTAGTTCGAGCACCGGAACATTTAGCGCAAGTTTATTTGTAGGAAATATTACAACGGACGATTTTACATTATATACAAAACCAAACATGGCATATGATATAAAGTTGACATTTACATTGAGTTATACTGGTGATGATGGTGAATCTTATTTTACATATACTAAAAAGGGGGTTTATTGTAATTTGTCTTCTTCCAATTATGAATTAGCGACAAATTGTTCAATTAGTGGAAAATCTACGGATACTCCATCCGGTTTTACACTTACTAGTAAATGAATATTATAGAAAATCTGTAAAATACATAATTATGATGTATTTTACAGGTTTAAGGTGTAAAAATCCGATAAACTTTTTTTACAATGACATCAACGAATCTCTGATACATCTGTAACCATAGATTCCTCGTCAAATTCAAATTCAAAATATTTAGACCATCTATCAAGTGCAGACCCTTCTTCTACTATTTTGATGAATTCATATGTATTCCTGAAAGAAAACACGTGATTTTTTAAACGAAATTCCATTATTCCGCCAATAAGGTCAGATGGCATACGATCGCTTCCAATAAATTCTTCTAATACATTCATTAATACATCTGATGGGCTTCTTGAATATTCTGCTTCCAATTTAGCATTTATATATTCTTTAAATTCTTCGATGGTATCCAATCTGGGTGGATACCCAATCCGATCTAGATATTCATCAAGGATCTGTCGGGGGGTACGGGTGGTCAGCCGAACTGCTACTTCTCGTGTGGGGTATTTAATCCCCAATATATCTAGTTCTTCCTGTGTAAGTAGTTTTCTACACATTGGGCAATTACATTTGTTTTCTTCATCAAATTGAGCCATGTTACAAACACCAGTCATACAAGTTTTATGAAATGTATGGTTACAATTCAATGTTATCGCATCATCAGTAATATCTTCTAAACAAACTGGGCATTCTTTCTTGTCTTCTTTCTTCTCTTCTTTTTTGGGTGGTCCTTTTTTTACAGATGGTTCTTTTTTGTATGTTCTTTTGGATGTTCCTTTTTTAACAGTTCCTCCTTTTACATATTTTCTTTTTTTTATGGATGTTCTTTTTTTAACTATTTTATTCATTTATAAATATATATGATAAATTATTACTTGTTATTCTATATATTTGTGTATTTTTAACAAATGTGGGCACCGCAAATAGATTTATCCTAAATTTCAGAAAGAAGACGTAGTTTTGTTATTTTGCAAAAAATAGATCTTGTTTTTTATGTTAGTTTCAAAATTAGGTGGGTATGTCGATAGATCAAATTCGAATTCATCTAATCGATTAATAATGCTATAAACAAATAGTTCCGTGTTGTTAATCAATTCTTCAATATAATTTGCATCAATATAATGGCTCACTTTAAAAACATTTTCATCTACAATTGTTTTATGGTATTTATATTTAGTAATAACATCCTCATCGTCTTGATATAATTTGAAATATATTTGAATAATTCCCTTTATTTTATTGATAATATATTGGTATTTCATTTTATTTTCTTGACTCAATTCAAAATATGCATGAGTAGACATCATATCACCAGTTGTCATATTTTTGAATAAACGTATTCCGTTCGTCGTTTCATATATTTGTAAATCTTTGTTTACTGATTGGATAAAATGAATTTTTTCAATAACCCATTCCAATTCTTTTATTAGCGTTTCCTTATGGATTTCGTATAGTTCGCCATTTTCGTCTTTAATATATTTACATAATTCATATTTATTTTTAGACAACATATATTTTTGTAATTCATTTTTAAGATATTCTTCATTTTGATATTCTTCTATATCAAATAAACCTTTTGTTTTTTCTAGATATTCTTGTGCATAATTTGAAAATGTTTTTAATTCCAATTCTAGCGCAAATTTTAAATAAGTAGGCAAAACGACCATGCTGTAACTACCGCCTCTCACTCGTTCTATACCATATTCTTTCATATATTTTTTTACATTTAGATCAATTAATGCAAAATCTTGACCAATTTCAACCATATCAGTGACGGCAATTGGTTTATGTAATTTAGCAAAATCGCTCATTATTTCGAATTCGATTTTTACCTTTTCCATGTCGGTTTCCGTAGATGCATGTAATCCTATATTATCACCTTCCAATAAAATAACATATAAAAAGTAAACGCCAATTTCTGGTTGCATAATATACATATACAGTAAATTGTTTATGTATATTTTTTTGAATATATATATGTTGTAAATTTTATGTTTGAGTAAGTGTTGGATTTAGACACATTTTTTGGTTAGGGAATACCTGTCCAGATAAACATTTGTCATGTTCACCTACTTCAATACATCCACGTTTTCCTTGATATTCTCCGACTAAACACCAATTTTGCTTTCCTGATGTGATTGGTTTTTGAATAGGATTTTCAGTAGTATCTGCACGTGGTTCATTTCCAGTTAAAATTCCTCTATTTAATACCGTATCTAACGATTGTTTTGATCTTACATCAACATTTGATTGACTCGCGTCACGCAATATGTTACCAACTGACTGGATAGATCCTTCCGCAATATCAATACCGGTTTTTGCAGTATCTGCAACTACATCAGCGGTTTTATTTAGAACAGTTCCAGTAGTATAACCAAATATGGAAAGGATTTGCGATACGAGTGGTCCAAATATTTGTATAAAGGTTTGCATAATATTTCCTGAAATAGTAAGAATATTTATTCCTAAAAAGGAGAAAACCAGCAAAATAATTAATAGAATAATAATAATATTTTTATTGCTAAATAAACCACTTTCGCTGGTTTGTGTTAAATTTTGCGTAATGGCTCCTATGTTTGATTCTTGAGGCGAATTCATCTTCTATACAATATAATATATATTTGTATATATTTCGTTCCGTTATAAATAAAAAATTATAATTGAATATTAAAATGAGTGTTTTTAATTTTATCGAGACTTTCTTTTTTATAAGTTTAGGAATAACATTTGTATTAATATCACTTCTGGTATATCATTTTAGACAAAGAATTGTATTACTTGAGCAAAAAAATGATACTATGTTTGAGATTATTAACAATATTGTAAGTGAAATCACGAATATACGAAACAATTTTTCGTTCACAAATCCATTTTCGAATATAATTCAAAAAACACCAAGTTTTCAAGATACTAATTTTGAAATAAAGGATTTGAAAAATCATTTGAATGAAAGTGATTCGGATGAGGACAACGACGTAGAAGAGGAATCTGGCGAGGAATCTGGCGAGGAATCTGGCGAGGAATCGGGCGATGAATCTGGCGAGGAATCTGGTGAGGAATCTGGTGAGGAATCTGACGAGGAATCTGGTGAGGAATCTGGCGAGGAATCTGGCGAGGAATCTGCCGAAGACTCCGATGATGAATCTGAAAAAATAATAGTATCTGATGATGAACCATCTGATTTAGAAAAAAGTATAAAAATAGTAAATGTAAACATCGAATCAAATACGATTGATCTAACAGAAATGAATGATTTAGAAATAGATGAAATTAATGGAACTGACGACGAAATAAATATAAATGCAACTCCCATCGAATCTGAACCGATATTTGTTAATAAAATAGATGAAATAATAACGCCTTCTGCAGATGAAACAAAGGAATCCGGTGTTGATTCGAAAGACATATACAAAAATATGAATATTCAGAATTTGAAAGCATTGGTAATAACAAAAGGATTAAGTAGCAATCCAAGTAAATTAAAGAAACATGAATTAATTCAATTATTAGAAAATAGTGAATAATAATTCAAAGACTGAATTTGTATAGATATTATATATTTAGACAATATATAATATGTTCTCTTCCATAGGTGAAAGTTTAGACAATGCTTACCCATCAAATAAAGAAGTCGTTCCAGAATCCTCTTTAGGATATCATGCAAATAATCAATATGATAATTTTCCACCATTAATGAGTGACGGCCGTGCAGTAATTGCTTCATGGCAACCAGAATCGGTGACAAATAATCAAATGATTAAAGAAAATGGCATATCTTCCAATTGGCAATATCGTAAATATCTGACCCGAAATGCTAACCAAATAATGAAAATAAATTATGAAGAGGCATGTAATGACGTTGGATATATTAAACGTGATTATGAACCACGTAATACTACAAATCCATTTTTATATAAATCATATTTAGACAATTCAAAACCTTTTGGATATGAAACAAGTGATTTAAAAGAAACATATTTGTCTCGTGAACAATTGAATTCACGCAAAGTTTCACCAGCAATTACACAAGAACAATTGTTGGCAAGCCAACAAAGATATGAAAAAAAATAATAGTCATGGGACATCATGAATGATAATGATAAACTTTTTAGAAAAATCCCGTATCTGGTTCTCATTATTTGTAAAATAATTCGTAACAAACTTAAACAGATATGTTTATATATACCACATAGTATTATGTATAAACAGTTGTTCAATCGTGTCAAGAAGATCATTCCAAAAATTTCTGAAACTGAAATTATCGCATTAAAATCAGGCGGTGTTTCAATTGACAGAGAAATTTTCAAAGGTAGAGTAAATTACTGCAATTTTTTGAGTGACAGAAATATCAATAAGATAACTCCCGACGAAAAAGTGTTCATCCAATCTACGCGTGAATTGTTGAGGCATGTTGGTCAAAATAATATATATCCATGTAAAAACATCAATAACACGATGAATTATCTGGGTAAAAAAGGTTTTTTAAGTATGATCATTGATCGAAAGTTCAACGGCAACAGAATATCAATTTCTGCCCAATCCAAAGTGCTATCGATGATTTCATCATATAACCCGTCGTTGGGCGTAGTTACAATGGTGCCGAATTCACTTGGTCCAGCAGAACTCTTACAACATTATGGGACAGAAGAGCAGAAAGAATATTACTTACCTAAATTAGCAAACGGGACGTTTATACCTTGTTTTGGCTTAACTGGACCAAATAACGGAAGTGATGCGGTCGGTAAAATAGACGAGGGGATAGTTGAAATGGTAGATGGACAAATTAAGATGAAAATTACTCTAAATAAACGATATATTACATTAGCACCTATTTCCAATCTCATTGGTATAGCATTTAATTTAAAAGACCCAAACAAATTATTGCCTAGCAAAAAAGAAGGAATTACCGTAGCATTAATTGAAAATGTAGAGAAAGGTCTTATGCAAGATACTTACCACAACCCCAATAATGCGGGTTTTCCAAATGGCACAGTAAAAGGCACCATCTTTATAGAACCTAGTAAAGTCATTGGCGGTGAGAAGAATATAGGGGAAGGTTGGAAAATGTTAATGGAATGTTTGGCAGTTGGCAGAGGAGTAAGTTTACCTGCAACTGCAAATGGATCATCCAAATACATTACCTTATCTATCCTGAATTACATAAATATTCGAAATCAATTCAACATGCCTATCGGAAATATGGAAGCCGTAAGAGAAAAATTCATTGATATGTTTATAAATACTTGGATTATTCACACGAGTGTCCAATTGACAAATAATATATTAGATTCGGGGTCAACCCCATCCGTGATAACTGCCATCATGAAACAACAAACGACTGAAAGGGCCAGAAATATATTGAATCATGGTATGGACATTTATTCGGGCAGTGGTATATGTCTGGGTGACAACAATTTCTTCACCAAATTTTATAATTCGTCGCCAGTGGGCATTACGGTAGAAGGTTCGAATACATTAACGAGAGGTTTGATAATATTCGGTCAAGGATTGAACAAAAGTCATCCTCATATTTTCCCTATTTTCCAGAGCATTCAAGATAATAACCAGAAAATGTTCAATGATAATTTTAACTCACTTGTAAAAGAAATCATGTATAATTATTTATCTTTATTAAACCCTACCAATGTAATGCAACAAAATTCACAACAACAATTAGATCATTTAACTTTGAAGTTTAGTATTCTTACCAACTTTGTAGCATTATTAGGAGGAAAAATAAAATCAAAACAGATGATTTCTGGAAATATGGCAGATATATTATCAAATATTTATCTAGGTTATTCTCTAATATGGTATCATCATCATCATCTAAAAAAGAATGAATTGAGAGACCTGTGTATCGATTACTTGAACAGTGAAATTGAATACAAGATGAACTTGATCATTGACAATTATCCTATAACCATATTAAGACCGTTGTTGATACCTCTGAAAAATACGATAAGATACCCGAATCTTGAAAATAAAAATAAAATATATTCCATTATAAACAGCGATACAAATTTGATTAATATATTGAAAGAAGACATCTATTATGATAATACAATACTCGAAAAAATGGAAAGATTGAGAACGTTCAGTAAGGAGGACCCGGAATATAATAAATTATATCAAGACATTATCAGTGTAGGTGAATTTAGTATAAAAAAGGCTATGTAATAGGGAAGTGATGCAAGAATACGTCGACAATAACATGAAAAAAAATATACTGTATATATATAATGAAGGTCCTGGTTGCATGTCATTGTGAAGAACCGGTAGTAATGTCTACACCACCAAGTATGGAAAACGAATTATATGTTTTTAGTCCTAAATTATTTTTGATTAAGAACCCTTTTAAAAACACTAATTATGAGGAAATAAAAGATGTAGAAATATATTATGTCGAGATTCATGAATATTGTAAGTCATATGATAGTAAATACCAATATAAAGGTTGGGAAAACATACCGGACGACTTTTTTGATTTGATTTGGTTTCAATATTGCCCTATATATGAATATACTCGAGACAAAACAACAGGTGAACATACTAATATTATTTTTTATAATATACTAAAATCATCATTGCCTAAATTGAAACCAACCGGAAAAATATTAGTGCCACATATAACAAACAAAAAAATTACAAAACGTTTTATTAAATCAAACTTTCCAGATGTTGAACATAAATTTATAACTGATGATAACTATAAAAAAATACCATATTTCTTTGTTGAAATGAAGCATCATGAAAATGAAGATATTAACGATTATTATGAAGATTATGTTGACGAAATATTTAACGTTATCATTGATACAGAATCAAATATGTTAATCATTCAAAATAAAATACCAAAAGGTGGAAAAACTGCTAAATTACTAAAAAATTTAAGAAAAAAAAGGTCAATGAAGACAAATAGAAAAAAATATACGTGAGACAGTATTATTCTTTTTTCCATTATTTTTCCATTCTTTTTCCGGTCGGTGAAATAGAAAGGTATTTTGAAACAAATAAATATAAACAATACTATTGTATATCTTTATTTATGCGAGTGATTAGTTTTGATATTGGCATCAAAAACATGGCATATTGTATTTTTGATATATCGGGAGGTATTCCAATTGCAATACATGATTGGAACGTTTTAAATTTATTAGATGATGCACCCACCGCCCAATTATGCACGTCGTTTACAGAAATAAAGAAAAAAAAGATCATAGAAAAAACCGATAAAAAATGTTCGAAAAAGGCAAAGTTCGAAAAAGATGGACAATGTTTTTGCGAAAAACATGCATCAACCTCTCGTTTTTTGTTACCAAACAAAGAATTCTCTCCAAGTTCATTAAAAAAAATGAAATTAGAGGAACTACAAGAAATCAGCAAGAAGTATGGCGTGTTTCTAGAAAAGCCAATCGGTCAAATACAATTTACCCCTCCCGAAAATGTAATCTTTCCATCCACCAAAAAGGCCATGTTAGAGAAAATGCTCCCATTTTTCGAAAAAAATGTGTTACAACCTCTCAAACCTTTGAAAAAAAAGACGGCCAACGATACAGATTTGGTGTGTATCGGAAAAAATATGAAGAAAATGTTAGACGAAATACCGGGAATAATGGATGTGACACACGTATTAATTGAAAACCAGATATCAACCATCGCCTCTCGCATGAAAACAATACAAGGAATGTGTGCACAATATTTTATTATGAAATGCTCTCCAAATATAATAATAGAATTCATATCATCGGTAAATAAATTAAAAGATTTTAAGGAAAAAACGATAGCAGATGTGGATGATAATCAAAAGGCAATTTACAAACAGCATAAAAAGGATGGTATTGTATTTTGTAAAAAAATATTAGACGAGAATGAGGGATTTAGACGATGGACACCTAGTTTAGAAACATCAAAGAAAGATGATTTAGCAGATTCATTTTTACAAGGTATATGGTATTTAAAAAACAGAAATATAATTACTTATGCGGAGAACTTAAAAATAAATAGTGTATAAATATCATATTATATACAATGGAAGTTATTGATATAGGTTTGAATGATTTAGAACCAATTTCATTAAATTTCGGAGATGATACATCATCCGGACCAAAATCATCTGTAAATTTTGGATCAGGCATTGAATTATTAATGAATGATAAAAAAAAAATGGCATCGTCAAATGTAAATATTGATTTAGGCGAATTGGACAAATTAGAAAATGAATTAAATGAATTATCTGGTATCGGAGGGGCATCGCAATCATCATCGAATAGTGGAGAAACCAAAACCTTATCTGGCTTTGCAAGTAATTTATTTGGGTTTGGTAATTCGTCCTCCCAAAAATCAAATACACATACTGAAAGTAGTGATTCCAAAATTGGTAGCGCAACTGCAGAAAGCATTGGCACCAGTAAAACATGGGATGGTTTTTCAAAGGTAAATGATATTCCATTCGATAAGGCTTCTACCGCACCTAAAATGAATGATCGTGATAAAAGACGTAAGAAGCGCATGATGATAAAAAAATTAGAAGAATGGTATGAAAAAGGATTAGTAAAAAATATTACCCATTTTAATATGGATTCTGTATATGAAGAGGTTGAAGATGAATATGAAACCGCTTTAGAAGACAAACGAAAGAAAGACAGTGTAAAATTACAGGGTTGGTGGTTTATGACATTTGTGAATTCAGTAGAATATGCCAATGCGGCATTCAATCCATTTGATTTAAATTTAGATGGATGGGGTGAACAGGTATCAGAAGATATTGATAGTTACGAAGAAATTTTTGCCGAATTACACGAAAAATATAAAGGTGGTAAGATGGCTCCAGAATTATCATTATTATTGCGTCTAGGATTTAGTGCTGCCGTAGTTAATTTTACGAACAAGGCATTGTCGAGTGCAACTCCTGGATTCAATGATGTAATTCGTCAAAGTCCAGAATTAATGAAAGCATTTACGAATGCAACTGTTAACAGTATGAGTCAACAAAGTCCTGGATTTGCATTTGCTAATAATATGATGCAAGAACAGGCCAATAAACCACGTGGACCACCACCGCCCGCACCGGTTGAAACGAAAAATATGGCACCACCACCAAGACCATCCATGCAATTTACCCAAAGTGCAAATAATCGTCCAGATATAAATGCGGGTAGAGGAGCCATGTTTAGAGAAGAAGGCGTCGATGTAAACAATCAATTTGGCGATGCAAATAGATCAGTGCCTATGCAACGTCCTGAAATGCGCGGACCACAAAATAGTGATATAGATAATATTTTGGCCGGATTAAAAACACGTTCTGTAAATATTCACGAGAGTGCACAATCACAAGAAGATGATAGTATGATAAGTATTACTTCATTAAAGGATGCTCAAAATAATACCATGCCAAAACGAACACGTAGAAAACAAAGATCCGATAAAAACACGATTTCATTAGATATATAAGAATTGTAAAATTGAAATATAAATCAACTATATATGATATTATAAATTATTTAACAAAATGAATATCATGTATTTGATGCAAAATATGGATGTTATAGAAAATATACATCGTAAAAAAACTCGAAAAAAAATAACATTCGATAATGTTGTAAATGTAGTATTGATTCCATGCGCCAAAGAAATGGAATCAATAAAAAATGATATATGGTGGTCTAGAATAGACTATACCACATTCTATGTATCCGCACGTAAAGAAGTAAGTGATTTTATTGAACAACATTATCCAATGAACCAATATCAAGCAATGAAATTATTATACCAGCCATCTGCTGCTGTAGTAAGTGAGGATAATAGTATCATTGATTGTTCGGCACAAATATAGAATGAAATCCAATATTGACGGATTGATTGAGGGGTATTTCAATTGTTTTGGAATTATTTGTATTAATGATGAGAAGATATCCATTGTTTGAATTATCGTATGCAAACGTAATAATGAATGGAGTTCTTTCGATATTTACTACGGTAGGTTCACCGCATACATATTTATTATTCAATATAATCGTTTTTTTTATGAACAAATTCTCACATATAACGAATCCATTAATTTTATTATCTTTTATATTACGTAATACAATTTCTTTGTCTAGTTTTATTGGGAAATCTAAATTGTATATATCGATTATTTTATTAGAATGAATGGTTATCTTTTTAGTATGCTTGTCAATAACAATTTTTCGATATTTTCCGTGTAGATTGATATCAGAGAAATCGAGATGTTCATATATAG